TGCGCTCAAGATCACCGCCCAGGAGATCGTCAAGACCATTCAGACGGAGATCGCGTCCGGGACGGACACGAAGATCACGACCCCCGGCCTCTTCGGAAACCTCAAGGTCGCCGTCGCCCCCTACATCTCGAAGATCATCACCAACGCCAACGTCCGCAAGAAAGCATGGTTCCTCTTCGCCGACCCGGCGCAGCTGGAACGCCCGGCGGTCGAGATCGGGTTCCTCCGGGGCTACGAGGAGCCGCAGCTCACCATGAAGAGCCCGGATGCCGTCAGTATCGGCGGCGGCGAACTCAGCCCCTTCGCCGGATCTTTCGACAAGGGCGCGATTGAGTTCAAGGTCACGCACATCGTCGGGGGCAAGGCGATGGACTACCGCGGGGCTGTTGGCAGCTTCGGGCAGCAGTAAGGGGGCATCCCCTTTTTCCGGGTGATCATCATGGACAACTTACCGCACCCGGTAACCACTACGGACACCTATCTCGCCCGGATCGTGAGTCAGAACGATGAGATCATCGCCCTGCTGAACCAGCAGCGGCCGGAGCCTAAACAGCCGCGCCGCCTGAAGGAGCCGAAGGAATGACATTCACGTACGATCCCGGCACCCCGCTCGGCGTGGTCCGGCTGCTCTGCACCGACCGCGATCCCGACCACGAGATCTTCACCGACGAAGAGATCGGCGTTTTCCTCGGGCTCAACGAGCAGGACGTCCGGCTCGCAGCCGCGATGGCGCTCGACCAGATCGCCGCCTCGCAGGTCCTGATCCTCAAGTACATCGAGGTCAACGGCCTCAAGACGAACGGGCAGGCGGTCGCCAACGCGCTGCATCAGCAGGCCGAGAGCCTCCGTGCTCAGGCAGCGACTGACGACGAGGATCTCATTGAGATCATCCCCGGGCCGTGGACACCGTTCTCGGCCGACCTCAGGAGGGGTCTATGAGGCCAGCCTTCGTCGACCCCCGGCTCATGCAGTCGCTCAGTAGCCATTTCCCGAGCCTCTGTCAGGTGCAATACCTGACGGAGACTGTCGATGCCGACGGGCAGGTCGTAACCGTCTGGAAGGACCGCCACGTCGCGGTGCCGTGCAACGTCACGTCGCTCAAGGGCAAGGAGATCCGGGGGCCGAACCAGACCTACGTCGTCGCGACCACAGCGATCGCCCTGCAGGGGCACTACACCGATATCGTCGAGAGCGACCAGGCGATCGTCGGCGGCACAACCTACAACATCCTGCTCGTCGAGTCTCCGCTCGGAACGATGACGCGACTCTCCTGCGAGGTGGTGCGGTGACCGACGATACCACTCTCCAGGCGATGATCTACGAGACCCGGCAGGACGTCCGGTGGATCAAGGACACGCTCCGGGAGATCAAGGAGGCCAACCAGGCGCAGGACGAGCGGATCAACGAGATCAAGGCGCGACAGGACTCGCAGACCGGGAGAGACGGCGCACTTGCGGCGATCGTCTCAATGGTTGTCGCGTTTTTCACCGCGCTCGCATCCGGGGGGTGGTTCCGATGAGCGATCCGGGCGTCCACGTTATCGGCGCCGGGGACCTCGCGGCGAAGTTCCGCGCCCTCGCCGACGACATCAAGGGTCCCGCCCTGGAGGCCGCGACCCGGGCGGCAGCGCTCCCGGTGCTCAACCAGGTGCGGATCACCGAGCCGGAAGGCGGCAGAACCCCGTACAAGACAGGGACGTACCGCCGGGGGTGGCACCTGGAGACCGTCGAGAAAACCCCTGAGCGGTGCACCGTCATCGTCGGGAACGATCAGCCACAGGGGCCCCGGCTGGAGTTCGGGTTCGTCGGCAGAGACGTGCTCGGGCGGTTCTACAACCAGGCCGCCCGCCCCCACATCCGGCCGGCACTCGACGAGAACAAGGACAGCGCGATCAACGAGTTCCGGGGCGCGGTCGCGGACATCATAGCACGGAGGGGGGTTCGTGCAGATTGAATCGATCCTCCGCGCGATCCTCGTCGCCGACCCGGCCGTCGCCGAGATCATCGGCACCCGCGCCTACCAGATGCACCTACCGCGAGAGCCGACGTTTCCGGCGATCGTCTACCAGATGATCAGCCGCCCGCAGGACGGCCTGACGGGGATCGTCCAGGCCCGGATGCAGTATACTTGCATGGCCGAGTCCTGGCGCGAGGCGGCCGACCTCGCCGACGCGGTGCGATGCTGCCTGCACGGCTACCGCGGCGTCCGGGACGGTGCACGGATCGAGGGGATCCAGTACGCAGGACAGCACGACGACCACGACGAGACGACCAGGATCTACTGGATCCCCGTCGACATGCTCGTCACATACTTTGAGGAGACCTAACCATGACATTCCAGACCAACGTCCAGAACCCGGCCGCAATCCGGATCGGGTCCTGCAAACTTGAGGTCGAGGACCACCCCGGATCGTTTGCCGACATGATCGATGTCGGGATCCTGAAGGGGACGAAACTCGTCCTGAACAGACAGACGATCACCATTCAGCCGGACAACGCGCCCGAGGTGGAAGTGTCCGACCAGATTGTCGGTGCCGAGGTGACGGCCACCCTCCACGAGTGGACGCTCGCGACCCTGGCAAAGCTCGGGCTCGGTACCGTCGAGACCGTGAACGGGGCGCCGGTCTCCGGGGCAGTACTGACGGTCGCGTCCGGAGCATGGGCCTATGCGAAGTTTATCCCGGTCACCGACCAGCCGAGTGCCTGCATCACGTCCGTAGCCGGTTCGGTGAACGGGGCGCTCACTGTGAATGTGGACTTCCACGTCATCGCCGACGAGAAGGGTGTCACCGGCATCGTCGTGCTCGACACCGAGAAACTCACCACGCTCGCCCAGGTTCTGACGATCACCTACGGCTACACTCCGATTGCGTCGAAGTCGATCACGCTCGGGGGCAAGGGACTCACGCCGAAGTACGTCAGCGTGCAGATGACGAACACCAACGCCGCCGGCAAGAAGTATCGGTATCGGCTGTTCAAGGCGCGGCTGACGAGCAACTTCGAGCACACGTTCACGGCAGACAGCGGCGGCGAACCGGCTGGCATCCCGATCACCCTGACGGCCCGGCCCGATCCGGCGCTCGACGACGACGAGAACGTCATCCAGATCTACGACGAGCAGGCGGTGTGACGATGGTCGAGATCATCGACCTCTCCACCATCTCCCCCGAGCAGGTGATCGTCCGGATCGGGAACGGCGACGAGATCGAGGAGATCGATCTCACCGTCGTGCCGGCCCGGGGGACGCTCCTCCTGACGGAAGCGACACAGCGGCACGGCGGATGGGATAAGATCCCCGACGCGGAAATGATCCCGGCGATCGCGGCCATCTGCCGGCAGTCCAACCCCCGGATCACCGCCGAGTGGCTGGAGACCAAACTCACCCGGCCGCAGCTCGCGGGACTGACCCAGGTCATCCTGGCGCAGACGTTCCGGCGGTGGGGCGGCGGCAAGGAGGACCCGGAAAAAAACCGGTAATCGAGGCGGGCCGGATTGTCGCCCGTCTCTGTCGGGTCTACGGGTGGACGCCGGACTACTGCCTCGATCGCCTGTCGTGGCCGCAGGTGCTGATGTACGATGCCTACGCCGAGGAGCGGGAGATAGTGAGGCGCCCCGTCTCCACGCCGGCGCCTGCCGCCTTCCTGAGGGATGAGGACGCGCCCGATGCAGCGGCAATCGAAATGATCGGAGTTCGGAGGACAGTCAATGGTCGGTGAAACCGTAGCGGGAAAACTCGTCGTTGAGATCGTCGGCGATGTTGCGGGGCTGACCCGGGCCTACGAGGAAGCGAAGAAGCAGACCGAAGGGTTCGAGGGCGACCTCAAGACCATCGGGCAGTCGCTCTCGAAGACGGGGCAAGACCTCTCGCTGAAGGTCACCGCCCCGCTCGCCCTGATGGGCGGGATCGCCCTCTCGACCGCATCTTCGTTCGACGACTCGATGCGGAAGGTCGCCGCCGTCACCGGGGCGACTGGGGACCAGTTCGAGGCCCTCCGCCAACAGGCGATCGACCTCGGCGCTTCAACCGCCTGGTCCGCGTCCGAGTCCGCCGCCGCCATGCAGTATCTCGGTATGGCCGGGCTCGACACCAACGAGATCCTTGAGGCCACGCCACAGATGCTCAGCCTCGCGTCTGCCGGAGCGATGGATCTCGGGGCCGCGGCCGATATCGCGACCAACGTCCTCTCGGGTTTCAACCTGGAGATTTCAGACCTCGCCCATGTTTCTGACGTCCTCGCCCAGGCTGCAGCCAGCAGCAACACATCTGTCGAGCAGCTCGGGTACGCGATGGCTTATGTCGGCCCGGTGGCGTCGTCTGCGGGGCTCTCCATCGAGGAGACGACCGCTGCTATCCAGGTGATGAGCAACTCCGGCATTCAGGGCACGATGGCCGGCACGGCGCTCCGGGGCGCGTTGACATCCCTCCTATCCCCGACGAAACAGGCCACCGATATCCTCGCCACCTACGGCCTAACCGCGGCCGACGTCGACCCGCAGGTGCACAGCCTCGCCGAGATCATCGACACGCTCGGCGCCGCAGGTATCTCCACCGGCGACGCCATGACTCTCTTCGGCGACCGGGCAGGTCCGGGCATGATCGCCCTGCTCCGGGCCGGAGGCGACGGTATCCGCGATTACGCCCAGACTCTAGAGTACTGTGACGGTGCCGCGCAGCGGATGGCCGAGA